TCGCCGGCGCCGGGCTCTTCGCGATGTTGTTTCCATGCTTCTTCCTCTTCGCGCTTCTTTTGAGTTGTGGCCGCATCCTCTTCGGCACTTTCTTCGCCTTCAGGTTCTGCACCTTTTGCCGTTGGGCTATCTGGTGTAGGCATGTTTAAGTGCGAGTAATCTTTGTCCTTGGGGGTGCCTGAGAGGAAGTTTGCAATCCAATCATAGGCGCCGGCAGTCCTTTGACGGCCTTTTTCTAAAGTATCGCCAATACCCTCTTCGAGTTCTTGGGATTCAAGATATTGGCGCCAATCCTCAGTATACTCTTGATCTTGTTCGAAACTTGACCACTTACTCATCGTCGAGAACCTCATTCAATAATCTATTAATTCTATCTGCTTTGGTGATGATGTTGGACTCGGAAAGATCTTTGGCTTCCTTCATCATGAACGCGCCTGGCGTTGATGGCTCAGAAACCATATCAAAACAAATCAGCTGGAAGTCATCTTCTACGATGGTTCTCCCCATCTCTTCACGCACAGAGCCCATTCCGCGAGAGGATACGCCGACTGTCACGCCGCCGTTCACCAATTCTTGTAGAATCTTGCCGGATGGTGTGTCGAGTACTTTGATCTTACCCATCACGTTTTTCTCTTCCATCCAAATAGCTGTAACCATATGGGAGGCATTTCGAAGGTTAATGACCGAATCATCGGGGTGATCGAGTTCACCTAGGGCGCGGCATTCTTTAACGAGTTTTTGATAATTTCCCACCTCGCGCACCATGGTTTCGTGCTGATATTCGCGGCCATTGCCGTTCTTTGTCTCGGTCATTTGCATAATGCCGGAAAGAATCATGCCGCCATTAGACACATACCTTTTCTCTTCTTCGGTAAGGAGATCCTGACAAGCACCGCCGTCACAAAGGGCATAATATTCTCTTAGTAGAACCTTGCTCACAGCTAAGATCCCTTACAGCAGTGACGGACCGGCTGCAGCATCCACTTCTTTGTCCATGTGTTTATGTTCATATTTAATTCCTTCATCTCCAAAAATCATGTTAAGTACGTATGAGGTGCCGGAAGACAAGCCGCCTAGAAGTAGCGCGTTGACGACACTTACGTCAAAACTAAATAGTTCTGTAAACGGAGAAAGTAGCATTAAAAGCCACCCCACATGAAATCCCATACACATGGGGCAATGAAATACTTTTCCATATCCCCCCAAGAACCGCTTTCGCGGTCTTAAAGTTTTAACAATCGGCATATCGCTGTATACCAAAATCTGTGTTAACCCGTAGGCACACAAGATAAATGCTACTATTTCCATTATAATTTTCCTATTTGTTCTTGGAGGCCTTTGACTATGGATTCTACAATTTCGCGAGCAAAATTGGTGTCGCCGGCGGATACTGAGTTTGCCCAACCAATAACGGCGGTAACTTGGTTTTCAGCTTCGGCCATGGCCTTTGCCTTGGCTTGGGGAAGTTGTTCTTCTTCCCTTAGCGCTTTTCGTAAATTCTCAAAAATCAATTTCATATCAGACATGTCAGGGTCCTAGTAAAGCGTATACATATAGTTCAAGGAATAGGGATCGCGAATATAGCCTTGTCTGATTGAGCCTTGCTCAACGGATTGTGGGACGTCGCCGAGTTCCGTAGAATCAGCCTTGTCGGGCTCTAGAAGCTCATCATCTGTCATTGAAATGATAGCTTCAGTATTCTCGAAATAGGGGCGCTCTTCGGTGATGAAATTGGCGATGTTAATGAGTGCCATTTTGGGGGCGCTAACGCCTTCCATAACCGGCTCCTGCATGGTGGCTTCCAGAGAGCCCGCAAAAGTGCCGGCATGGATAGATTCTGGAACTACTACACCTCGCTTGTGCAGGAAGGTAAACAGCCTGTTTTGCGCGCCATACACCAAGTCGTCCGCGGTTTCCTTGGGGAAGGCCACAACTTTGTTTTTGGCTGGGGATAACACGATGTCGATATCGCCATGATCGAAGATCATTAAATCGCCATCAAGGCTTTTCCTGATATCTAATTCAAGAGTTACTTTCTTTTGGTTTGCCTTTTCTCCAACTTTAACCGTTATTGCCATCGTTATAAATTTCCTTTACTAGTTTTTGAGTTTTCATCACCAAGATAAGAACCTGGTCGTTCACAGCAGAGCAGGAGAAAGAGTTTAACTTCTCGATGATGGTCTCTGTTTTGGCAACCATTGCCGGGTCGGATTTAATATCGTCTACTCTCTTTGCTTCGATTAGCTTATCTTTGAGGCGTTTGATTTCTTCGTTTAAGAACATCTTCAATTCCAACTCATTATCGGAAAAGGAAGAGATATAATAACCCAACAAAGTTTTTTGTTCCTCTAAAAGCGTTTCTGAATATTTAGAGTTAAATTTCTGAACGAAGCTCTGCACCACGAGACCATCAACGGCGGTTGCGGCTTCTCCCTGCGAGGAGGCTGTGGCCATGTCAGTCACAAGCTGCTTCTCTAATATTACAGCGTTCTTCGGAGATAACTTCGTGGAAAACAATTGAGAAATACTAGCCAATGTTCGATAGTTTGGAACGTAATTGTTGTAAACGCTTGGGCCTAAATCCTTGTTAATGTCTTTTATCAACTCTGTTTGTTGTTTAAAGAGTCCATCGGGATCAATCAGGCGCCTGGCAATCTTCGCTTCCTTTATTATTTTTTCACACAACGCTTCTTCAAGGTCTTGCTTCTCGTATAAGGATTTATAGCACTCAAGCTCCCTATTTAACAGACTATCCGAATGGAAGTGTCTTTTGATCAGGCTTACAACCTTTCTCTTTTTTTCTGTTTCGCTGCGCAACATGGCGACAGTCGCCTCTTTGACAAGCGATTCATAAATAAATGCGGTATTACGCTTTTTATTATGCTTGTTCTTCATCTTTTTTCTCCGTTATTAAAGTCTGATTCTTGTTCAAATCTTGTAATAAATTTCGAACAGATTCGTTTATTTCAAAAAGCTTGTTCTCTTCGTCGCTTTCCCTCAAATTATAAATAGACTCATCTTGCTCGTAAATACCTGCTCCGAGGCCATTCATTGTGGTTAGAGTCTTTAGGTCTCCGTATCCAGGCATCACATTCCGCACTCCTGGGCTACTCTTTTCTTTAGAATATTTACTAGCATATGAGCGAGATCTTGCGCCGGCTTGGCGCTTGTCCGTCTTCGCGGGGTGGTATACCTTTCCTTTGGCGCCAGGTGTAAGTCGCGGGGCATTGCGCGACCCGGGGGGCACCGCCAGAAGCGAAGATTCTTCGCCGGCGGCCTCATCGGCGCCGACAGCCGAGGCCGGGATCTCTTCCGGGCCGGTGTCCAAATCCCCACCCAAGTCCGGGCCCAGGTCATCGCCCAAGCCGGCGCCCATATCTCCACCAAGGGCACCGCCGGAAACAGAGGCTCCGCCTTCTGCGACTTGTTGTAGCTTGGCATCTTGCTCGCGGTCATAATACATCTCACGCTGATTGCGGGTGAAGTCCTCATAAGACATTCCAAAAATATGATCAGACACCCAGCGACGAGAGAAGAACCCCTCAGTGGCAGCCCCTGCGATTTCAAACTTTTGCTTCCAATGCTCAAGCTCTTGCAGTTCTGCAATCTTAGAAGGATTATTGAGGGAAAGTTCAAAATTTAACAAATCATCGCCGCGGAAGCCAAGCGTATAAAGGTGAATGATTCCAATCTTCGTAAGCTCCGCGATGATGACGCGCTGCAGACGTTGGATCGTGCGCGCAAATCGAACATCCTTTTGGGCTAGTGTGGTCTTGTCTTCTTCTCCACCTTCTCCCATCGTAAGATAAGATTGGGGAATCTTTAACGCAGAAAACAATTTGTCTCTCAAATATTTAACATCATCAATTTGGGTAATATTTTGGCCGCCGGCGAGATTCTGAATATCCGTCACAGAACCAGCGCGGACCGGAATGAAATAGTCCTCCTCAATACTCATGGGATTATAGCGCAAATCGACGCGTCCGGTATCCGCATCAACTACTGAGTTTCGTTTAAGTTGGGTTACAATCTTCTGCATGTATTGTTCGACATCTTGTGGGGGGATAGCTCCCACGTCAATCTTAAAGACTCGGCGTTCGGAGGAACGGACAACGCGATACGCCATCATTGCATCTTCCATCAATGTAAGCTGGCGCCAAATACGGCGCGCCGGCTCCAGAATGGAAGTGCCATATGGGGCATACTTATCATTGCCGAGAATGCGAAAATGAGAAATTTGCCAATTTTCGAATGTCATCCCGGCAGAGTTCCACTGATACTGAATGTAATTGGGATTTGTAGAATCCATACCCTCGAGTCTTTCAATCTCCGGAGAGGGCAACGCAATAACTGACTGTACGCCGTACTTGTCATCAATATCAAGATACAAAAAGAAGTCCCCATACTTACACATTGTGCGAGACCAGCCGAAAAGGTTATATTCAACATTCAATATATTTGAATACAGCACTCTTAGGACAGCTTTCAATTCTTCATTGGGGCATTTAATGTTAAGCATCGGACGCAATTCCGAATACGTGGTCATCTCGTCAGCATAAATATCCATGGTTGATGCAATCTCTGGCATGTACTCCATCTGATCGAAATCGATGTAGCGCTCTGTGCGCTGTTGGTTTTGAATAGCATTTGTAGAAATGGAGTCTAGAGGGTTGTACAGAGTCTTCTTAAACTGCTGACCAGAGGCAGACTTAAATCGAGAAGAAAATTTATCTAGATGTTGCCGGCGGATGCGGCGGCCGGACTGGGACCGATAATTAATAATTGGCCCAGAAAACAGTCTAGTAAGAGCCTTAAAGAGGCCTGATTCGGTATTCTTGGGGTTTTTGTCTTGCGCCATTTAAATTCTCACTTTATAATCCAATTGAATTGATCGTATAGTTTTTTGGATTCATCTATTTTATCAAAGATGTTGTCTTTTTTGTAGCCATCTTGGCCTTTAATTTGCGTATTCATGGTGGTCTTGGTGGTATAAATTGCATCGATAAAGGCTTTCTGGTAGTTTAAGTCTCTCGCGCTGGATTGTAGTGCTGTGTCCCTAACCCAGCACGCAATCGCTAACGCCATAATCAAATCATCGTTGTAGCCCTTCATCGCTTGCGGCCTTCCATTCCTCCAAATAAAAGTTTTCATCTCGTTAGTTGTTCGAGAAGAATATATCTTAATTAGTTTGTTTCTTATAAACTCTTCTAATTTCGCGACTATAAGAGGTCGCGTCTTCATGGTGGTAGAGAACCCCGGAACGGCAGAGGTTCGATGTTCGGCCTGGTGTTGTTCAATATATTCATGCGTTGATTTAATTGAATAATAAATATTGGGATATGTATAATCTATTAATTTATCTAGCACAGAATAGCCAATATTGTTGTTTTCCACAACCACCATACAATTCCCAAACTCTCTCCCAACTTGATTGAGCATGTTCGCAAACATATCTAAAGTTGGCTTTCCTTGGTATTCTCCAACAACCTCTAAGGTTTCAAGCTTTATAAGATGAAAAGTTGAGAAATCAGCGCCATCGCCTCGCGCGACGTCGGCTACCATCAAATAATTGCATGTGGGATCAAACTCTTCCCAAATCCAAAAGTTTCTATCAAACCCTGTTCGGTATTTGGGATCTTTAATGTTGGACAACAGCCACTCCATACAATCAGGATCGATTACAGTTTCACCAGAAGTATTGAAGTTGCATTCAAGCTCTTGCGCAATCTGGCGTTTTGACATATTCTTGGTTTCTTTGTGGTACCAGCTTTCATCCCTATCTGGGTGTACGGTCCAGGTAAGAGTTGTTAAATGAAAATTATTGGCGTCGGACTCTGCGTCTGTGCAGGTCTTGTGAAACCAATTTCCAACTCCGTTGGGCGTAGAAAGTGCGATGCATCGGCCACCCGTTGACAGCGTGGGATACAAGCCCGTCCACAATTCTTCCAGGCCTTCAATATGCGCGGCCTCGTCAAGCACCAAGAGAGACAACGCCTCAGAGCGACCAGCATCACCAGAGGTGGACGTTGCCTTAATAGAGGAACCATTGGAAAGCTCAAAAGAGGTGCGGTTATCCACGCTGATGGTCGCTATTTTAAGCCAGTCTGGAAGATTGCGCATGATGTTCTTGACTTTCTTGACCAAGTTCCCCGCAGTTGCAAACTTCGTGGCCATAACAAGGATGGCCTTATCTCTGTGAAACAGCATGAGCCATACAACATAACCGGCCGTAATCGTTGAAATTCCTAGCTGGCGTGCTTTAAGGATTACATTAAACCGATAATCATTAAAGTCTTTGAGAAGGTCGTCCTGAAAACCGTACGTATCAAAAAGAATCAGCCCATGCATCGGGTGTGATATGCGTGCATATGTTTTAAGGAAGTAGGACGGATCTTTACCGCACTTTAATATTTCTTTGACTCTTTGCTTTTTGTCTAATTGAAAACTCATACATCTTGTTGGTATAGTTCTTCTTTTATCACTTCTTTAATGAGCAGTATCAGCTCCTGTAGTGCCATATCTCTGTGGAGACCTCTTACTACTGGGCGGCCTTCGGCGCCGGGGGAATAGAGTGTCTCTTCTTCGGGGTAGTCCTCGTCGCCCGGGCTCGACAATTCGATGCCCGGGATTTTCTCAAATACTACCTGAAACAAGTCAGCCACTTCTTCTGGGGGCATCCCTTGGATTAAATCCATAAGCCGATCTTCTAAAGGTGGGCCTGAGCGATCTTGGAAACCACCATATCCACCCTCTGGGGCGTCGTCTGATGGGATATCTGCACCAATTGGCATTGTCTCGCCTGGATCTTGGGGGTCCCTGCGGTGTGGGCGGGACATTGTGCGAGTGGTAGCGGGAGGCCCGTCTTTCGTATACGAATGTGCGCCCGGATCCTCGCGTGGGTCGTAATCTGGGTCGCGCTTAATCTTGCGCAATAAATCCAGCACATCACCAGGAGCTTCGGTGATGCCCTCTTCCTTCAGATATTCTTCAAGAATAATACGATAAAGATCGTTACGCGAGAGGTTCATTGTTATTCTCCCGAGTTCTTGGGTCGCGTGTCGTTGTCTGGGCGCTTACCTTTCCACCCTCCGAGATCGAGGAATGAGCGCCAGCTTTCTTCGACGCGATCCTTTGATTCTTCTTCAAGGTTCGTCTCCGAATCGATGCCGCCGATCTTATAGTGCTTCTTAGCTTGGATCCAGCTTCTGATACGGGATGTGCTCTGCACCATCACATCAACTTCGCCTTCTTCGGTAAGGGTGATGGGGTTTCCAGTAACTTTGTGATATTCTTTTTTAAGCCAGGATGCGATATCGGCAAGACGCTGATCAACTTCGCCTTCAAATCCATTTGCATAAACTTCTTTAAGTTGGACGTCTGACTGGTAGGTGAGACACATAATGTTGCCATAAATTTTAACGTTAAATCCGTCCATCACGCGACTGTCAAGAATGGGATCTCCCTCTTCGCGCTGGAGGCCTACTTTGATTGCTTCTCCATCTTCCGTCAGGGCGCCATCATAGGCATTTGCCGCGGCTTGATGAAGCCCCTGTATAATATCGTAAATTGATGTTTCTTTTTTCTTAGCCATGTTATTGTTGAACTCCTAAAACTTTATCAATCTCGTCAGTCAGTTGCTTTAATCTTCTAGCCAACGTGCCGCTCAAGACATTTCCGGCTTTGGCAGCTTGAGCTAATCTTTTGGAGACGGCCGCTATGGCGGCGCGTTCCGCATCGTCAATGCCTCCTTGGACCATGGCCTTTCTCTGAGCCATGCTGTGGGAGCTTACATCACCCGAGCGCAAGCGCGCTTGTTCAGTTTCTTCTATAACTTCTTTAATAATCTCTCTCAAGGTTTCTTTATTTATTTTCATTTGGTCTCCATCCTTTTAGCCATCTCTCTTCTCTCCCAAAAACGTATCTATCGTAACACGCGTTACAACATTGAAATTTAATGAGACAGACATCATCCATCGACTTCCTTGGAAAAGATCCGCAGACCGAGCACAATGTTAAAGATTCTCTATTAAGTAGTTTTTTTGATACCTTTATACCATTAATATCAATTTTCTCTTGTTGTTCTTCATTTTTCTTTATTTTTTGATAAAACTCTTTCATCTGAGAAAGATATTCCTTTTCTTTGGCATCGTCCCAATTTGCTCTGGGGTTGGTGATCGCTTCAGATCCATACTTCTCGCTGATGGCCTTTTCAATTGCTGCGATTTTGTTTAAATCTTTATCTTTCATCGAATGCCCTATACGCTCCGTAGGTTGCGGCCGAGCCAAGTACTACGCCGCCAATAAGCCACCACGTTTTATTTCGTGGAGATGTCTTTTTAAGTGACTTCACGAGT